TATTGGAAATGATTTCCTCTAGGTCTTCCTCTTTTGGTTCCCATCCATAGTATCGGGCAATGATATAGGATTTGAGTACATCCCTGATATCTAAGTCATAAGTACCTATGTGATAGGTACTCATGATGTAGGCAATTGTTTTCATGGCATTATCCGAGTAATTGTTTTTCGAATGTTTCTTGGTCATCGGGATCGGGCCAGTTAATGGATTCTTCCATGTATTCAACGACTAAGTCCATGAATTGTCCCTGTAATTCTGGGTTAAGGGTTGAAATCTCTGTTTGTACTTCCCGTTGGATTTGGTCGTAGTGATAAGCAAAGATTCTGCGGATACGGGTTGAGATACCGGCATACTTTTTTAATAATTCATTATTTTTCATAATTGACTAATTTAAAAATGTTAATAATTAAATTTTACTTTGCAAATTTAATACTTTATTTTTAAATATGCAATATCCCTGATTACTTAGCTGAGGCTTCTATTGGGTATCTGATAGAGCCTTTTCTGGATAAGGAAGAGGCCATTAATGGATTTTACATATTTCGCATCTTTACGGAAAGCATCTGGATTCTTTTTCTTAAACTGATGCCACCAATCATCATATTCTTCAAGGGTTTTGAATACCTTGTTTAAATCCTTAGTGGGACCTGTTAATTGAATGGTCTTAGGCCATACTTTAACATCTATTCTCTTACCTTCATCGAAATATATACGAGATGGTATAATTACTTCATCTGGACCTGGGTATGGAGTTGTGCTCATAATTTCGTTATTGTAAAAGTTATGTAATTGTCTTTAGTTATCACAAATGTAATGATAGCATTACCTTGTATTGAAATAGATAGAGATTCAGGAGTATCTGCTAATATGTAGTAACTTAAGAAGTTAGCTCTAAGCAAATTAGTAAGTACTTCCCTTAGTCTGAACAAGGTACAATTATCAGGATTACCATAGATTACTGATTGAAGATATTGGTCCCAATGATTAAGATGGTACCATCTTAATCTAGCCAAGTTTAGTTTCTCGGCTAGATCAAATTGTATGATATTTAAAAGTCTTCTTATGGGTGTCATACTGTAAATGTGATTTGCATTATGTTTGAAGATATTCTGTTGATAGATTTGATATTAGCTTCTCCATCAGTGAAGTTCATGGCAAAATTTACTAGAGCATCTGCAGCACCATTAGAAGTATCAGGAGTTTGAAATAAGAAAGAGTATATTGCAAATCCGTCCTGTTTAGATATCATTGCAGATAATGCTAAGCATTGGTTTTCAACGTAGGCATTAACTAATAGATTCATTAGATTGTTGCTGTAATCTAGGATTTCCTCTAAGTCTAAGGAAAATAATTCTTGGATTTGAAGACCTAAGTTAGTTACTAACTTGTCTAGATGTTGTGTGGTTTGGAAGGTTTCATTATTTTTCATAAGTCTAAAATTTTAAATAGTTCTTAATTTCTTTTCTTGTGCAAATATAATACTTATATATTATATATGCAAATTCTGGAATACTAAGCTGAGGATAGGTGTAAACGCTATGAAAGGCAGATGGTTAGTCTGCCTTTCGAATTTATACTCTGTATCGAATTAAATTCCATTTATCGTTTACTAGCCTGAATATCCAGAGATAATGGTTAGTGAACTCTAATAGCTTACTGTATTCAGAGGTTTCAAATACCAAGAGATCTGAGTTCTTTTCTAGGATATTGAAATGAATGGTTTTATTAGTACCCTTTCGAAGGATTTCTCTGAGATCATTCTTTAGAGTATCATCCGAAATGAACATATTATATCGTTCTCCCATATAATCCAGATATTTATCCCTGATATCTGGATATATTCTAGACTGGCTTACGTTAAATTGTTTCGTTTTCATCTTGATTTTCTTGATTTATGTTACGTTCTATGATATTTTGAATACATATTCTTCTGCCCTCTTCTTCTGTCTGATCTAAGATATAGGTAAGAGAATGATTAAGGAATAACATATCTGTATCATAATTCCTTTTGAATACTAATAATTCGAATTCCTTTAACCAATTATGTTGCATCAATTCCAGTATCTCCTCTAAACCAACATGGTCCGTATCCATATATCCTTGGCATTTATACCAGATATCTGTAAAGACTCCCGTAATATATTCAGGTATCTTGAATCTATCAGATATATCATGAGCTGGGACTAAATCCTTAGCAGCTTGGTATTTTTCTTTGGTTATTACTATGTCTGATTTCCCTGATAGCTTTCTACTGGTGTTAACTATGAGTGGTACCTTGTAGTATAATAGGTAAGGTTCTTTGTCATATACCCAATATCTGTTTTTATATTCCTGATAGATTAGTACATAGGGTTTATCTGAATACATACCAAAGAGTCTCATATAAGCAGATAGGTAATTCTCTAGGTCTTTAGCACATTGTATATTCTGGTTAAATACTACCCTAGTATCTTCTAGGTAGATGAGATTCAGAGAATAGCTTAACTCTGATTCCTTTGATTTACGAAATCTGTTGAATAGGTTTTTGATGTTCATAATGTCTAATATGTAAAATTAATAAATACTGTTCTGGTTCCTTTGAAGAAAGCTTCATGATTGTAGTCTTCGTATTTATGACAAGCATAAGTTTTAGAAGACCTATCATAATGATCTCTTACCCATACTGGACTAGATTCAGAATCTTTTAATCTGAATAGTGTACCTGGTTTAAACTGTTTTAATGTGGTTTTATCCATAATCTTATTATTTATTTATTTGATGCAAATTTAAGAATAATAAATTAATTATGCAATAAACCTCGATTACCTGTTGAGGAATTGTTCAGCTATTGAGGTAGGCTCTTTTTCTTCATATTGCTCCTCATCTAAATAGATATCCATTTCTGGGTCTGGATCCTCGGGATCTATATTAGCTTCTATTTCTCTCCTTAATTCATGATGTTCTCTTGAAGAGAGTTCCATAGCTCCCTTGTAATCATCGGTAATTTGCCTCATCTCTGCAGTATTCAAAGTAAGGCCCTCTTTGGTAGTATCAATTCCCTCTTGCTTAGTAGCAACTACCTCGGGTAAAGAAGATAAATCATAGTGATCTGCCAATAATTTGGCTTCCTGTGGCTTGTCCATTATCTTTTGAGATTCTAGGATAATCTTTCTGGCTTCCTCTATTGATATACCTTGGTTCTGATTCAATTGATTATTCTGGGTATCTCCAAATTGATTAAAGATATTGGTAGTTCCTCCACCCATAAATGTACGTATGATGGATTGCAATGAAGTAGAAGAATCTAGTTTCATCTTAAGAGCCTTATTCAATTCAGCAGATATGAATGGAGTATAATGTCCTCCCTGAGATTCTCTTAGGATATTTACCTGATGGGAGATTTCCATTCTATCCTCTAAAGCCCATGCTACTTGTTCTCCCAATAGAGCTTGTAGCATTTCTTCCTGTCTTTCTTTATCCCAAAGCTTAGATTGCAATAATCTATCTCTCATAAATACTCGTATGTAATTGATATCTATACCTGTCTTTGTTGAGAAGGTATTAATATCATACATAATCCCACATAACATGCCATTACCCATCAACCAGTGATTGATAATGTAGTTGTATACCTTTTGTAAATCTTCAAGATTCTGACTCTTTTGGTATTCTGCTGCCATTGCAGTAGTTCCCATAGGTCTAGGAAATCTTTTTATGTTGTCTTTTGCCATTATACAAATATTCTTTTCTTATATCCTTAGATTCATCGTATCCAATCCTTTTAAGAGGACGAGCTACGTATAGTTGATAAATATTAGAATACCAATAACCAACTGCTATATTGAGTTCTTCATTTAAAGCCAAAATAAATTGAGTATCGGTAATCCTATCCCTAGTAAATATCCAGGTATAATTTCCTTCAAGGTTGGGAACCTTGTTATAAAATTCCCAACCTTTAATTACCTTAAAAATATTGCCATGAAGGTCAACGATTTCCTTTGCCATAATTGCCTTTTTTACCTCTCGAGGATTTTTTGTCTTGTTCACTAGAGTTATTTTTCATTTTCTCTATCCTTTTTTGTGTTTCTGGGTACCAGAGTTTTCTTAGGGGCACTACCTGAATTGCAAAGAATGCCTTCCATAAATTCTGGGATAAAGGTCTTATACTTTGCCGACTGATTTCATTAAATTTATCCTCGAAGTGTTTTACTACCTTTTTAAAATCTGAATAATATATGTGACCAGTTGCTGGGTTTATCTTTTGTTGCCTTTGGCATACTTCTAGTAAATCTTCTCCCATTTTATTCATAAACTCCCCTCTATTAAATTGGAAGTTCTCTTGATCTAGTCTAAATATCTTTACGTAATCTTTTGTTTCCATTATATTATATCTCTGTTTCTAGGTGTTTAACATCATAAGGTAATACCTGAAATAAGTATCCCCTTTTATCATCCTCGTAATAGGATGACCATAATCTCCCTTTTAATCGGTATAAATCCAAGTCATAAGTTTTCTTGGGTATACCTGTGATAAATAATTTGTGATTGCCTCCTGGGTTAACTTCGAATTCCCACTGGGTAAAATTTCCTATAGTACCATAATCTGGCAATTTATTTCCCAGTAAGGTTGGCAAAGCAATATCCTTTACCAGAGTTTCTTTGGGGACCCTTTTCCCATTTACCCAGATCCCCAGTTGTGATTTACCGATATATACATCTTTTACTATTTCTCGAAACATAATTCAATGATTATAAATTTGACACCTTGACCTAATTCTAAGTCATTTACTGCATTAATATCCCTAGTATTATGTTGAAGGTTTCTTAAAGAAATTCTAGAATCTTTCGATATCCTATAAGATCTTCTTACTAAGATCAAGGCATTTCTCCAACAAGCAACCATAGAAGATACTGGCCCAGAGAATAAAACCTTGCTGGTCTTATTTATCTCTACCATTTTTTCTTCGTATAGTTTTTGACTCTGAAGATACCATACTTTTATTTCTCTTATGTTTTCTTTTCTTCTTTCTAGAATCAGCTTTGACATAGTCTTCTATTTCTTCAAGTTTACCCAACAATAAAAACCTTACGAACATATCTATAGGCCTGAAAAAGTAATTTCTTATATTCTCAGTGCCTAGATAATAATCATATACGATAAAGAATTTTTTAATCTTTCCATGTTTGAGAGATCTTTGAACAAGGTAATTCTTTACACATCTCTTGTGAAGTTCTACCATGTCCTTTTCCTGTTTTTCCATCTCCTTATCGGAGAATATTCGATAGTCCATAACCAAAATAAATATGGGACTGGGAATTTGAAAATAGCAAACTAATGTGTTCCCAGTCCCGGGTTAACAAAGGATTAATTATACTGCTTCATCTACCTTCAGTACTTTTTTCTGGAAGGTAATATATTTATTTTGGGCAGACTTGTATTCTTTAGAGTTATGATCTTGGATTCGGAGCATTTCCCTTTCTAATTTACGAAGTTCATTACGGGTTTGTTGTCTCCATTTCTTTCTTGAAAGAGTATCAGTAACATCATCTGGGTAAATGTATTTCACTTCCCGATTGGAGATTACTTGTTCGATGATATTGGGTTTCTGTTGTTTGGCAACTTCCTTGACAACTTCTTCCTTTTTAGTAGAAGCTTTCTTGGTAGTAGTTTTTACCAATTTTGCTTTGGGTTCTTCCTTAGCCTTAGATTCTTTAGTTTCTTTTGGCTTTTGTGTTTTAGAAGCCTTGACTTCCTTCAATGAGTTAGATACTTGGTTGTTAATTAACTCGGTTACCTTGTTCAAATTTACTTTTTTCATAATTGACTAATTTAAAAATGTTACTTAATTAATTTCTCTATGCAAATATAAGAACTATTTTTTAAATAAAAAAATAATTCTACTTTATTTTATCAATAGCTGAGGATCTCTAGTCGAGTAGGAAATCAAAGATTTCATCTGGGTTCTCATCTAGGTTTTCAGGATCATCATAGTAGGAATCTAGACCTTCAGTAAAGATATCATATTCTGAAATAGATGAAGATTTACCATATCTCTGATTATACTGTTCTACGGTTAATATAGTTACCTTACTGGGATCATGTTCATATTTTTCAGCATAAGCAGAAGCTTCCTCTGGTGATAAAGGTTTATCGGAAGTGAATACTTGGTAATATACTCTGGGTTTAGTATAATGAGCATCTAAAGTTACTTGTTGATAACCAGATTTCCTTGCGGTAAATATTATATTATCTGGAGTAACTCTTACTAGGAAAGCATATTGGTATAATCTCCGATTACTAAGAGAATCCTTTAGTTTCTTTATAGAATCTACTTTAGCAAAGAATATAGAATCTCTTCTTTTGCTTTCCTCATACCGTTTTACATTTCTAATAGAATCTTCTCTACTCTCCTTTACATAAGGAGGAGTTACCCTCCGGGTACTATTGGTGTTGGCAATAGTGAATCCCAAAAGAGTAACTCCCAGAATGGAAAACGGGAAAATAATATGTTTAGTTTTTGAGTTCATATCCTGTAGCTTCATATTGTCCTTTGATATGAGAATTAAGATATCTCCCTTTAGATTCGGCATTCATTAGTTCTTCGAAAGTTTTTCTGGGAACTAAATCATACCGGTAAACTTTGTTGCCCTTAAAAGCAACCCATAAGTGTTTGTTTTTGTTGTCATACCCAATACCTTCTATATTAGAAGATTCTACTGGATTCATTTTAATACCAGTATTCATGGTAACTGATTCAAGATATTCTTCTCTGTCCATAATTTAAAGTTTTAAAAGTGTTAACTCCGGATGTAATACGTTGGTATATTTTTGAATGATTGCCCATGCTCCCAAAACTCCTTGAGAATTATCAGTTATCCATTCTTCCTCCATTTTCCATAGGATATGAGAGCAGACGTATAATTGATACTCTGTAAGAGTTTTTATAAGTTGAGGATATTCTATCATATCTGAATAGAGTTTTATCATGTTATCTAATACTCTTCTTATTTCTCCTTCTTCAATCTGAAGAAGTTTTTTAAGAAGGTAATGATCTGTATCCTCTAAATTTTTAGAGATATGAGTTAGTGCCTCAACTTGGATTTGGGCAATGTTCTTAATAACCGTTTTGGTTTCTGCATCCATTTTTTCTTATTATTTATTTCGTTATACAAATATATAAATTTTATATATAATATGCAAATATTGCTGAGGTAGGTAGTGGATTATCTCTTCAGGATCTCAGCCATCTTTTCCTTGATTGAATCTGGGAATATTGCATCTGATGCCCATCTTAGGAAGAATTTAGAGGGTTTCTTATCGGGAATCATAAGCAATTGTCGTTGTTCTGTAGAGAATTTAATTCGTTCTGCCTCTAGCATATACTTAGGTAACTTAGTAAATTCTGCCTGAGAGAATGAAATAGTAGTTTTACCAGTCTGAGCCCTAAAGGGTTTCTTCCTTTCCTTATACAGATAAGGAACGATCTTCTTTGAGGGACCTTGCAGAATACTGAACCCAAATAGAATCATAGGGTCAAATTTATCTGTCTTAGGATCTTTTGCTCTCTTTATACATCTTGCCATCCATGAATAAGAATCGAGATATTGGCCATTGTTGGTGGGTTCTCCAACATCTTTTTTATCGAATTTAAATTCCGGGAAGTGATAAAGGAAATCCTCTGTAAGGATGAATACAAAGCCAAGATCTCTAAGATACTTAATAATATCCTGTTGGCTTTTGCCTTCATTTACCATCTTTTCTACATCAGCAAGGATATCTTCTCTTGGGGATTCCAATTCTTTAGATTGAGTATTAGAGGGTCTTCCTCTACCTGCAGATTCTTTGATTGGTAAGTTACCAGATAATTTATCCAAGTATTCTTTGAATTGAGAAATATCTTGTTGATTAACAAGGGTTACTTCTATTCTTATGGGACCTTTATGTTGTACCTTTGGACCGGCATACATCTCAGTGCAAGCATCTACTAATCTATCAGATAAAGGATTACCATTTTCTGAAAGTGTAGTGATACGCAGTTTGGGTTTGAATATTTCTTTTTCTTCTTTCATAACTTTAGAGATAAAAAGGGCCTGGACAAAAATTATTGCCAGGCCCAAAACTACTAATAACTAACAAAACAAATATAAGTACTAATAACTAACAAAACAAATATAAGAATGGAAATTAATCCTCGTCTTTGGCCTTTTTCTTCTTAGAATCTTTGGCCTTTTTATCTTTCTTAGAAGGCTTATCCTTTTTGGATTCCTTCTTAGGTTCTTCCTTCGGCTTAGATTCTTTTGGAGTCTTACCTGCAGCCAATTTTCTCTGAGCCATACGATATTTCTTCTTTTCTTCGGAAGTCATTTCTCTTCCGTCTACCAAAGGATAATCGTATTTAGTTGCTGTTCTACCTGAACTAGCTTTTTTCTTTTTCTCTTTTGCTTTAGCTTCCTTCTTAGCTTTCTTTTCATCTTCAGAAGCCTTTTTCATTTTTACCAGCTTCTTCTGATTAGCAGTGTCTTTCTCAGGATATTGGGCAGCAACTTTATCTCTTTCCTTGTTAAGTTTTGCCATAAGTTCTTTTACTGCCTTACCATGAGTTTTGTCCTTTGACCAATCCTTTGCAGGATCCAGGTTATTTTCTTTCAGGTAGTTTTCCAAAGCCTTTGCAGCTTTTGTGATTTCCGGAGTCTTATCAGCCGGTTTCTTTGCTTTTTTAGCAGGTTTTACTTTCTTTGTCATATCCTTATTAATTTATGAGTTTATATTTACCTATAGAATTGAATCCGAATTAAAGGTAGGGATTTCCTTGATTTCTAGGATTTTTAATTCAATTCCTTTTACCATTGCACAAGTATGAAGATAATCAGATATCTCTCTTTGGGTTAATCCTGAGAAAATACTGGTTTTAGTTTCATTTCCCCATATATATTTCACTTCTAGAACTGGATTGTTAAGAATATCTTTTACTCTTTGTGATAAAGAATAAAGTTTTCTTTTCTGATACATAATATGGGCTTGGTGTTTCCTATATTCACCCATCTTATTCTGCTGCAAGGATATATGAGCTTGGTATTTATAGTATTTGATATCCTTGTATATTTCAGCAATCTGTGAAATTAAGGATGAGAAGGATCTTTTTTCCATTGTGGCCTTTTTATTTGGGATTGATATTCTAAAATCATTTCCTTAGCTTCTGATATTATGTTTTCTGTTAATTCCCTTTCTGAGGGATTTTTGCATACTTCTAGAAATGAAGTATAATCTTCTATCAGATTATTAAGTGCAATGATTTGTATATTCTTTCTTATCTCTTCTTTGGTTACCATAGGTTATGAAAATAAAAAAGCCCATCACCTTTGTGAGGCAATGGGCTTTGGATAATTAATATAATGTATAATCGTTATGGAGTTTAATCTTCGTTTTCTTCAGAAGAAACTTCTTCATCTACTTCCTCGTCAGTGTCTTTTTCTTTCTTTGACTTAGGAGTAGTGATAATACCATGTCCTTTCTTTGACTTAATTGCCAATTCTCCGGGAACGAAAGCAACTGATGTGTTTACTGGAGTACCATCTACTACCAATACTGAAGTTACCAATACTCCCTGAGCACCTTTCTTGGTTTTGATTGCATAACCGAAATTCTGAACTTCTGAATTATCAGAAATCTTGATAACATCGATTTGTTTACCGTTCGGTCTCTGACCTGCAGGACGGTTTTTAATAGCTTCCATACGAGCTTTGCGTTTAGCTTCTTTTTCGGGATCTTTTTCCTTAGCACCCTTTTTCTTGGTGTCTTCTTTTTTCTTTGCCATAATCTTAATAAGTTTTTAAAAGTTGTGTTATAAATAAGTTGTGACTTCTACATAACCTAATAGTAGTTAATTTTTAGGGTAGGAGATGATTCCTACCCTTTATGCTAGGTAAATGGATTATTTTTTACCCTTTTTACCTTTACCCTTAGCTTCCTTCTTAGCCGGCAATTTGATATCTAATTCTTTGGCAATTGCCTTACGAAGTTTCTCGATGTCTTCTTCATCGAAGTCGTCTGGATCAGTATCAAGGTCTTTGTCATCGCAAACATCTTCCAATTCTTCGAAGTCCATTTCAGCAAGAGCTTCTCCAGTCAGTTCTTCCTCTTCTTCCTCCTCGTCTTCTTCATCTTCATCTTCTTCAGAATCATCTTCCTCATCCTCTTCAGAATCATCTTCATCTTCGTCATCTTCCGATTCTTCTTCGTCCTCATCGTCATCAGATTCTTCCTCCTCTTCGTCTTCTGAACCGAAGATTTCAGATGCCTGATCTGCAGTCAGCATAATGGGAGCCGGGATAATCTTTACCGAACCATCTTCGTAAGTAATGATGATGTTACCGTTGATTTCTACTCTAGATACTTCTTTAAGTTCAACTTTCTTAGTTTCTTTTTTCTTAGCCATAATTGTTTAATTTTAATGGTTTGTTAATGAATATAGTTAATCACTCAGTTATAAGCTTTTTATACTTCTTTAGGAATGGTCCCAAAGATTCATGAGCATTATTAAATTGTTTTATGTTTTCTAGAACGGTATTGAACTGTTCTTGTGAAGTTATCTCAATTACTTCAGAATTTATAACTTCTTGGTCCACTTGATTATAGGTAAGGATCTTAAAGGATTTGCCCTCAAATGGATTATATGGTCCATGTTGTTCTAATTTAGTGTTCATCGCTATATGATATTTTAGTTAAACCTGGAAAACCCAATTTACCCATCATTTCTGTGTATGATTGATATTTCCCTTTTTTCGAAATTTCATAGTTATCAGAAAATCTTATTGGGTAGACCCAAATTTCTGAATCTAGTTTCCTATTGGTCATGAAGTAAGCATACTTATTCCTTATTTTATAATCAGATAGAGGTTTCCATAGTTCCCATTGTAATTCTCTTATGAGATATTTATCTGGGATAATAACCTGATTCTGAAATTTCAGAGAAGCTTCTCCAAAGTCATCTAAGAAATCGTAGGCCTTTTTGAATAAGATACGATTAAACTTAATATGATATACCTTGGTAAGGAACAGGGCTATTTGCCAAATCCTAGGAGGATGATTCAAGCAATCAAGGTTAAATTGGTTCTTTTCCCCTTGACTCAGCTTGTTGTATCTCCTGTAGGATAGCAGAATGGACCTGTAATCTCTTTTGCTTTCGATATTCAGGTGAGAATTCATCCCTATACCCGTATAATGCAATTTGGTATGCCCTGTTGAATGCCCTTCTTCCATGTTTCTTATAAATTTTATTCATTCTTACTACAAAATGCCTTCTCCTATGTTTATCCATTCTTGCTTCAGCAGGAAAGATAAATCTTCGTATTTTAGTTGGCTTACCCTTAAAGAATATCGATTGATGACCTTTCTTGGGTAAATCAGTTATGCCTTGTTTTATAAGATTCTTACCCTTGATAGTATGAATGTATAAATTGGCATCTACTCCTAATAAAAGAGTTATGGTTCTTCTAGCATGGTATCTTGAAAAGAATCCTAAACCACATATATGTTTTTTATATAACAACTTCTCGGTTCGGTATTTACTTTCTGTTGCATATTGATATTTGGTCCATCCCCAATATTCATCAGGCCTCCAAGTCCATACATATATTAAGTCTGGGTATATTTTCCGATTATCCCTTGCTAGTTTTACCATTTAATTTCCTTTTTGCAGCCCTGTACCAGAGTTGAATGGATTTCTCATTAGCATCAGGGAATTTCTTTTTCATTCTCCTTACTACTCTCTCTTGGTCAAATCCCTTTTCGGTTAATTCATAACAGTAGGATTTCTTAGTACCCTTGATTAGATTAAAAGAATCTCTTTCTCTTGGAGGTTTCTTTTCTTTGGGTTTCTTTATACCTGGTACTCTTTTTAATTTTCGAATACCATCTTCTCCCTCTTCTCCTAAGAATCCTAATCTTAATCTTGAATTACGGATTGGGTCAGTTTTATCATAACCAATTGCTTCCAATTGTTTATCTGCCCATTCATCATACTGGTCAATTAAGGATTTATCGGGTTTGTTAGTAGAGTTACTGATATACTTGATTAAATCAAATACTCCTGCAGCACAAGCATCAGGAAAAGGCATACCAAGGATTACTGCCTTTCTTTTAAGATCCTTGTACTTCATGTTTCTACCTGCAGCTCCTAGGAAATTTTGTTTTTCCTTTGATGGAGCTGGTTTATCTTTTTTCTTTTTTGCCATAGTTTTAAAATCTTTGATTGTAATAGGTTTGAGTTAATTCTTCATGAGTTACATACTCATAGGGAACTAATCCCATGTTATCAATCTTATCGAAGAGATCATTAGGTAAATCATAAGTGATTAACCATAAGTAATTCTCTTGAATAATGTGGTTTGATACCATATCTTTAATTTTTGGGAAATTAGGTAATAGGTTCAATTTATCATCCTCCCCGCTATCACTGAATTGGTTGAGGATACTATTTGCTTTGTTAAAGCGGATGTCTAAGTTGGTATTCTTCATATTGTCTATATTAAAATTTTATCTAATTAATTTTCTGATGCAAATATAATACTTATATATTATATAGAAAAATATTCTACTTATTATTTTAATATTAGCTGAGGATCAATAGAAGGAGTCTTCTTTCACTCTAGCAGCTCCTGGTTGAGGTTTCTTCTTTGGTTTTCGTTTTATGTGAGTGTTATAGGCCATATCCAATTGCTTCACATTGAAATCCATGTTATTTACCTGATTGTAATTCAAAGCCTTTTCGATACATAATCTATATTCTGGCCAAAACTTCTGACCTAGTTTTACAGTAGTAGTCTTGGCATTGAATTTAGATACCATGAATCCAAATGTATCTGCATCATCCTTATCCTCGAATATATACATGTAGAATTTACTGAATTCCCTCATTACCTCATCTGTAGGTCTTACGGGAAGTAATAAATATCCATCAGTATATAAATCTTCAGATATTAAACATACCCACCATTTCTTTATACTAGGCTTTACCTTATACTTAAACCTTTCTCTTAGTTTAGTATGAACCCATTCTGGTACTTTCTCTAATAAGTAGTTGATATAAATCTTTTCTTTCTTATTGGCTCTTCTTTTGAAAGCAGAGGGTTGCTGTACTTGCCTGGGTAATATCCTAAAGTTATTCCATCTATCGAATTCTAATATCAAACCTAGAGAATGTTTATCCCATTCATTATCTGAACCTTGTAGTCTTCTTATATTTCTTTCTAGATTACGAGTATTTACCTTAGGAACTAATTGGGAGGCATCTCCAGTATTTAGTAGAGCCTCTTTCCTTTTCATCCTTTTTTCTATGCAAGCCTCGATATAATCCTGGAAGTTTCTTTCACATGGGCAATCTGGTCTAAATATTGACTCATGTATTTCGAAGAAATCCGAAAATAATCGGAAGAACTTTTCAGACCTTTCTTTTATTTCTAGGTACTTATAATGAGATAACTTTAATATCTCTCCAGCTTCCCAAGAGGATTTACTCTCTGATAACTGAAGAAAAAGGGACTGCTGCTCAGTTGGAGTCAAACAGTCCCATGCTTTCTTTTGGTATTCATTCATATTAACGCCTCCTTTTATTAATGTTCTCTTCTATCTTTTCAGAAGTAATAGAATTTGGGTCATAGTCAAAGTTATTACAATGTAATTTATCTGGGTCTGAATCCTGATATACACTGTAAAGAACACTGTCAAAATCAAGGGTTACTTCCATTTTACCATGTTCTGGGTAGATTAGTACTTTTACTGTTCTATTAGAGTAATTTACGTCTAATACTGTAGCATCTATACCTTCATAGGGATACCCTTTTAAAACGATATAATCACCTGGTTTTACATTCATAAGGTCATCAACAGAGTATTTTTTATTTGCTTTTGCTAATCTTATGAATCTCCTTACATCTTTTCTAGAACAAGTGGCAACTAATGAAAAATCATCGAAGTCTTCAGCATTATCTATACGTACCTTCTTTTTTCTTTCGTGCATTGTTTCAGTAGATTTAAGAAAGGTTCTTATACCTGAGATATTTCGTTTTAGTTTATTTAAAAAAGGCCTTGAGAAAGCATTCTCTGTGGGCATTCTCATAAAACCATAATTGAAAAGTATAGGAACAGATTCAAATACCATCTTACCCTTTACTGTTCTCTTAAGTATATCTAGAGTTGGGATAATAACCTTGATATTTTCGTATCCCTTTTCTTTTAACTCTTTCTCGATAAGGTGATAATACTTTCTTTCTAGGTAGAAGATTACATAGGAGTATGGGATACGTTTTTTCATATTACTGATTTTTTACGATTAACTTAGCTTGTTTGTGAATCATCTTATACGGTACTTTTAATATTTCACTAGCCATGAATACCATAAGAGTATTCCCAGGTACTTGGATATACATTACCTTAGTAACATACTGGGCAATAATATCTCCAAGTTTAACACCTACTACAAAGAAAAATTCTGCTGAGGGCATTGAATTATATCTCATACATAAGATGGGTACTTTCTTTGCCCTTTTAGCATCTTTACTTGCTTGTTCCCAGAATTTTAATATATCACATGATTTATTACCCAGTAATACATGTTCAAATTTGATGTCTTTGTAGTTTTTACATTCTACTGAGATTTTACATCTGTGAGCATGTCTTTCATCCTGACACATAATATCAGAAGACAAATCCCTACTCTGATGATTTGCACCAGAGTAGGGTGTTCTGCCGAATTTGAAAGAAGTCCATTCCGTAAACCATTTTGAGACTTTGAGTTCAAATCTTGAACCTTTCTTTTTACTATTTGCCATAATTTCATTGTATTGTTTATGGATCATAGTGGTTTATAATAACTAAGGCCCTTGATTTTCTCTACTTGCAGGATCTTAGTATTTGATAAAGGTAATGAGTCGTGATGTGTTATTAAAAATAATGATTTACCGTTGAATATGTGTTTTATTAGGTTTATTACCAATTCTATGTTATCAGAACTTAGAGATTCAAATACTTCATCTAAGAATGCCAGATTAATACCCTTACTTGCAGTTAAAGATTCGTGCATTGCGAAAGCCATACATAGATTTACCAAAGTCTTTTCACCTCCTGACAGTTCATCATAATCAATAATGTGATTATCCCTTTCTATAAGAGTAACAAAATCCTTTCTAGTTGAATTAAGATCAATGTTAAACTCAATTCTAAAACCTAATACTTCTGAATAACTAGCTAGAGTACGATTTAATAAATGTAGGGATGAATCAAATAGATATGCCTTGATTCCATTGTTACCAAGAGGGTCATTTATCAACCAATTATAATTCTCTAACTCTAGTTCTCGGTTATGGTAATCTTCATCTACCTTTCTTAAATCCTTACGAATCTTTTTTAGTCTTTCTTTGTATTTAGTAGACATTACCTTTAGTCTCTGATTCTTAAGGTCTTTTATTTCCTGGTCTATATCTGCCAAATCTGAAGCAATATCGGAACATTCTTTAACTAGAGTCTTATACTTACTGCAGTTAGATTCTAATTCATCTAACCTCTCTATTGATTCTTCATATAAGTTTTGAAGTTCTTCCCTTTCTTTAAATGCTTTACTGATGGGAGTAAGCATTTTCAAGGCTTTCTTATATTGTTTATTCTTTATTAATTCTATGGACTCATCCACCAGTTCATTTAAGGGAGTACTTAGAGTTTCCTTGTTTATCTTAATTCGATTCTTTATCTCTTGTACTGCTTTGGTTTGATTTCTTACCTTTTGTTCTATTGCTACATCTACTTCATCTGAAATATGTTTTTGTTTTGCAATAAGTAACGCAGTTAGGTCTTTCCGTTCTTCCTTTAGTTTCCTAGATTTTTCTCTGAGATCTTTCTTAAAGGATTTCTCCCTTGACCTCAAATCGAAGTAAGCTTCTTTATTGGCCTCTAATTCTTTCTTTAGTGAAAGGGATTCGGATTCTAATTGATTAATCTCATTTAAGATAACTGCCTTATCTTGATTAGCTATACCCTTTGCTAAATTTAGGTATTCTAAATCGAATACTTCCTCAAAAAGCTTTTTCTTATCCGAATTAGATTCTTGGATTAATCTCTTAATACCCTGACCGAACATAATTGAGTTCATGAATAACAGATAGGATAATCCTAGTTCTTTATTGATGGCATTCTGTAGTTCATTCTTACCCTTAATATTGATAATCTCGGCATTTTTAATGATTATGAGTCTATCATTTCCCTTAGCACCATCCTCTAGGTAATCTTTGAATTTTTGACATCTGATTACCTTATAGGAATCTTGGTTTTTCTGAAAAAATACTTCTACCATGGTTCCCTTATAATCTTTAGGTTGGTATTCTTTCCAAGTATTTACCTCAGATACTCCCTTTATATTTTTCCCATATAATGCCCATACCAAGGCATTCAGTAAAGTTGATTTCCCAAAACCATTAGGAGCTTTGATAAGAACCGTACAATCTTGGTTTAATTGTAAACTGAAGGAATCTATAGAACAGAATCCCTGTATATTTAACCTTGTAAATGTCAACATGATTCAGCTTTGTTTAAAGTATCAATTAAAAGTTGTTTCTTAGCATCATCCTTTATGCCTTTCTCCCTTAAATACCTTTTTGCTAGAGTTTTCTTAGAAACTTGCTTAGTAATCTTATGGTTTATATTTACTTGAATACTAGTTTTCTTGGGTAAAATGGTATAATAATTGCCATCATCATTAATTTCATCTTCGGATTCAACATCTACGAATTTTGGAAATCCCTTTAGTTCTACAAATTCCATAGATAAATCCGAATAAAGTTTCCAATATCCCAGTTTACAATCTTTATCGGTTCTTCTCTGTTGATAAGGAGCACCAATCATATAAACCTTCTTTGATAATCTTTGTGGTTTATGTATATGCCCACATAACACCAAATCAAACTTATTTAAAGTGTTTACATTAAGATTTTCTACAGAACCTATTTCTCTCCCATCGGTATCTCTTGCTCCCGGATAATCAGTATGAAGCATAAGGATATTTTTCTTTTTAGGATTAAGTTTTATACTTTTTATATACTCTGATAAACCAATATTATTATCTATATAGGGTATCCCATAAACTACATGTTTATGATAGTTTAACCTAAAATGTTCATAATCTAATGAATAGAAAAGGTTAGGAAAAGCTTTAACAATAGCTTTATCATAGGATATAAATTCCCTATCACCTATTCTATGAATAACCGGGCTACCATGATTACCTGAGATAGTCAGTATTATAAAGTCTTTTTTAGATAATCTACTAAATACTTCCATAACCCTAGATAATAAATTTGGGGATATCTTATCAGAACTATGAAATAAATCCCCACAATGTAATAAAGGAACTCTCTCCTTTATACAAAGTTTTGATAACTTTATTAATACTTGGAAAGCTGTTTCAGTTCTACTAGTAAATTTACCATATTCTCCAATATGTAAATCTGAGATAACATAGGATATTACTTGCTTCCTTACTACCTTTCTATTCTTCTTAATACAGTCTCTTATATTATCCAAAGTAGTTCCCCATTTGAGATTCTCTACGGAATTATTCTTAGGATTATCATCCAAGTGCATTACTATAGGATAATTATTAGGATTAGGTATATAAGCTTCAGCTACTAACCTATGAGCATAAAGTTGAGTTTTTATTTTTCTAAATCTTAAACAAAATCCATATTTTATATACCCATTAGTAGATACTGTAGGCTTACGAATTTTCCAAGTATTAGGAGTAAGCCTACCCTTATTATCATACCTACTATATAACAAACCTTCCCGGGTAATATGATACCCGGGAAAGCCATTGATATTATCTTCCATTACTTGTTTCTTCATATTAATCCAATCTTGACATTATCATGTGTATTCTGTCGTAGAAATCTAATTGGGGTACTACTAATATATCTATTACACTTAAAGTACTCCACTGAGTTAACAGGTTACCCATTATATCTGACATCTGAGCCTGATAATATCTATTTATGATTCTCTTCTTATTGTCTTCCATTGGCCATTCTTTCATATTGTACATACTCAAGGGAAGGTATATTAATAAATCACATTGTTGAACTGTAAGATCTTTGCATATATCTAAGAAAGCATCTACTTCACATTCGGGGATATTAGTAGATTGTTTATATATGAAATAAGCTGCTAAATCTACATAACTACGGTCTGTTACAAAAGTTTCTTTATCCTTGAAAAGCTTATTTCTCAGATTCAACAATTGATAATCCTTGTTTATGAGTTCTCCACATTCTTGGTGTAAAAACTCAGCATGGGGCATCTCTTTTGTATCGGGCATTAAATCTGACATACTACCAGATATAAAGGGTATACCATATTTGGTTTCTATGAACTTTGCCAAAGTGGTTTTTCCTATTCCACTTGGCCCTACAAACATAATTCTTTTCATGATAACAAATCTTTAAATGGTTTCATAAATTCATTTG